TCTTTACATAAAACCCTAATGACTGCCACCGAAGAGGTGGCTTCTGTTTCTGGGGATGAGCCTATCGGGAGCATACTTGGGATTGCAGAGAAGAAGATACTTGACTTCACAACCAATATCTCAAAAGAGGAGAATGAAGAACCCACAGAAATTGGGAATGGTTTAGATGATTATCTTGACCACATAGAAAATGATCCGGTTGATGTCGTTGGAATCAGTAGTGGATATCCTCTGTATGACTATGCAATCGGAGGTGGGTTCCGAAGAAAAACAGTTAATCTCATTGGCGCTAGAACAGGTGTCGGTAAAAGCATGTTGGCTGGGAATATAGGCCTGCATGTTGCCGAAGAGCTTGGGCTTCCAGTATTGTATCTAGACACAGAGATGTCTAACGAAGACCATTGGCACAGAATGATTGCCAATAAGGCTGGTGTTACTATTCATGAAGTCGAGTCAGGAAAGTATGTAAAAAGTGACATCAAAACTAAAAAAGTTAGGGACGCAGCCACAGAGATTGGAGCTATGCCGCTACACTATCTAAACGTGTCCGGAAAATCCATAGAAGAAATGTTATCCATAATGAGAAGGTGGTTGGTGAAGTCTGTCGGGTTTGATGACGCAGGCAAAACCAAGCCCTGTCTAATTATCTATGATTACCTTAAGATGATGTCTTCTGAGGGAATTTCGGCAAGCATGAAAGAATATCAGATACTGGGATTCATGATGACTGAAATGCACAACTTTGCTGTACGTTATGATGTTCCCATACTAAGCTTTATACAATTGAATAGAGATGGGATTGACAGGGAGACTACCGCAACAGCTTCTGGATCTGATAGAGTGGTGTGGCTAACCTCAAACCTATGTATATTTAAGCCGAAATCGGATGAAGAAATTGCTGATGACGGTGAGGAGAACGGAAACAGAAAGATAGTTCCTCTCAAATGTCGCCACGGGGCTGGTTTACCCTCTGGGGATTATATTAACATGTTGTGTCAAGGGGAGTACGCTAGGGTGGTAGAGAAAGAAACCAAGTACAACCTCAGGAAAGCTCAGGCTGAAGGAAAAGGGCCGGAGCTTATTAGTGATAGATTGGATGTAGATTTTGGTGAAAACAATGAACAAGATGCAGGCGAAGAGCCTAAATTATTCTAAAAAGAAAAAGCGATCATATAAAAGAGAAGACCTACAAAAGATAGCTATGTTGCTGTCTGAGAAGCTACCTGATATTCTAGAGTATTTTCAGGTAGAATATAGGGTAAACGGTGAAATGGCCGTTGGTAGGTGTCCTGTACACGATGGAGATAATGATCACGCATTCAATATTTACCTAGAGCCCTCTGAAGAGTATCCCCAACCGGGAAACTGGAATTGCTGGACCAGTCGCTGCCATGAAAACTGGAAGCCGGATGTGTTCGGTTTTGTTCAAGCTATGCTCACTAGAATCAAGGGGAAAGAGGTATCTTTTATTCAGGGTGTGGATTGGATTTGCTCTTTTTTAGGTATTGACCAGAATGGCCTAAAGTCTATCAGTCTGGTTGGCGATATAGAAAAGAGCAGGTATCTTAATGCCATGTCTAATCTCAAAAAACAAGCTGCTCATCAAAAAGGATTGGTTGAAAGAGAAAAGGTGCGTAAATATTTACAGATTCCTTCAGATTATTATATGGACAGAGGATACTCTTCTGGTATACTAGATAAATATGATGTTGGCTTGTCTAGAACAAATAAGACAAAGGATAGGGTTGTGGTTCCAGTCTATGATGAAGATTACACTGGGATGATAGGTTTCACCGCAAGAACAATCCATGAAGGCGTAAAACCAAAATGGGTACATCAACCCGGATTTAAGACTAAACATTGCTTATATAACTACTGGTTTGCTAAAAAGCATATAGCCAAGAAAGGCGCAGTTATTTTAGTTGAGGGTCCGGGTGACGTATGGAGACTAGAGGAGGGTGGCATTAAAATTTCTGTAGCTGTCTTTGGTACTTCGTTATCAGAAGAACAAATGACAATACTAGAGAGATCCGGAGCTTCTTCAATCATAGTCATGATGGACAATGATGAGGCTGGAATACAAGCAGCTAAAAAGATTCAAGAAAGATGCCGAAGGTTATTTAGGGTTTATTTTCCTAAGATTTCAGCATCAGACATTGGCGATATGGCCGCTGATGACGTAACACACGACATTAAACCCATTATAGATGAGGTGATGAAGGTATGACAAGGATACTGGGATTGTCTGGGAAAAAGCAGAGTGGGAAAAACACAGCATCTAGCTTTCTACATGGAATGGAAATGCTAGGTCTTGCTATAGTTCCAGAGTTTCAACTTAATGATAAGGGAAAGCTTATTGTCCCCGTAGAGGGGGATGGTGGAGATATTCAGGGTGCCATACTCGACCTAGAAACCAAGACTGATGAATTTGCAGCATATATGGGTCGGAATGTATGGCCTTTTATTAAAGCCTACTCTTTTGCAGATGTACTTAAAGAGACCGTATGTATGCAGGTACTTGGCTTGACTAGGGAGCAGTGCTATGGGACAGATGAACAGAAAAATTCAGACACCCATATCAAGTGGGGAGATCTGCCAACACCTAACGAGAATTTAAAAAATAAGAACTTAACAGCAAGAGAGGTTATGCAGTATGTCGGTACAGATTTTTTCAGAAAGCTATACCCAAATGTTTGGGTCGATTCAACAATTAAAAGGATAGAACGGGAGGGAACAGAAATGGCGGTTATTACAGATGTTCGGTTCCCCAATGAAGTCACCTGTATACAGGAAAAGGGCGGCAGGGTCATTAGATTAACAAGAGATCTTTCTAGTGGAGAAGACCAGCACCCAAGCGAAGTTGTATTAGACGATTATGAAGGATTTGATCTAGTTGTTGACAATCGCGACCTAACAGCCTTGGAAACATCAGAGATTATTTATAAACATCTTAGGGAGTGGGGATGGGCCTCAACAGAAATTGAATAATGATAATTACCTACTTTAGATCAAGTTCATATAACCAGTATAGCATGTGTCCGCACGCATATTACCTTACATATGTGTTAGGTCACCAGTCTCCTTCTGGAGTGGCTGCTGAAAAGGGAACAATAGTTCATAAAGTTATGGAGTGCTTGGCTCACTCAAAGCTTGCACACCAACAGAATAAAGATCATTACATAGACGACCACTTTGGAAAAATGTGCGTCAAGGATCATGATTATGTTTATTCAGACAAGATAGTAGATGATCTTATTGAACTCAGTTATGATCATTATACAAAAAAATCAGACCACCACTACACACCCAGACACTTCAAAGATTGTCACAAGTGGAGCTATCAAGCTATAACTCATTGCAATGGAGCCTTTGATCCTAGAAATAGAGATATAGTTGCTCCAGAAGGTGCATTTGACTTTGAGGTAGAAGAAGACTGGGCTAAATATGAATATGATCTTCCAAGTGGGGAAAAGATAAGTGGACAGCTTTCTATGAAGGGGACGATTGATCTTATCACCAAGGTTAGGGATGGGGTGTTTGAGGTTATTGATTGGAAAACGGGTAGAAGACTAGACTGGGCTACGGGAAAGGAAAAGGATTTCAAGAAGCTAACTACAGACCCTCAGCTTCGCATATACCATTACGCTTTGTCAAAAATGTATCCTGATGTTGAACAGTTTATAATGACCATATATTTCATTAAGGATGGTGGGCCATACACACTAGCCTTCACAAAAGACGATATTGCCGACACAAAGAAGATGTTGAAAAAAAGATTTGAAGAAATCAAGAATTCTGAAAGACCCCGCTTGATTCGTTCGTGGAAATGTAGTAAAATATGTCACTTCGGGAAGACGTTGCACGATAGTGGGAAGCTAAGCCCAAAAACTGGAGAACCCATGACAATATGTGAATATACAGCAGAAAAGATAAGGGAAAAAGGAATGAACACATCCTTGGTAGAGGATATCAAAGAGGGACATAAGTTTGATTACTATCAGAGTCCGGGGGAATAAATGTACTATCCAAGCCTACTAAGAGACCACCAGCTCGACGAGTTGATAGACATGCTAGCTGTAGGAAATCCAGTTGCTGGCCAAGCCTTTATAAAAATATGTGAAGACATGAAGAACACAAAAGAGTTTCTAAAGGAGATTCTTCCCCTTCTGGAGAAGGAGAAAGATATATATAAACAAGCAAAACGTTTTGTTGGTAGGGATCTATGAAATTTTTTCCGTTACACGTCCACAGCCACTATAGCCTGCTAGATGGGTTAAGTAAACCGATGGACATTGCAAATAGATGTGAAGAGTTAGGTGTTGAAGGCTCCGCCCTTACAGACCACGGCACAATTGCCGGATC